GAGACGCGCAAGTCAACCCCGCAGATCAGCCGGCGGGACTACATCTTGGGCGTACAGGACAGGCGTGGCCAAGAGTCAGCCAATGAGCTGGCCAACAACGTCACCAAGCTATGGAAGGCATCCAAGTGAACGCGATGACTGAGCCAGTCCACTTCAACATGCCCAAGCGGCCAAAGATCAAGGAGCAGGCACCCTTGCCAGACCAGCGCAAGATAGCTGTCATCCCGATCCGAGCATGCACAGACAAGCAGCTGACACCCGGCATGATCAGGTCATTCCTCCTGATCTGCAGCTACATGAACAGGTCTGGCATCACTTGGGTTGGCCAAAAGACCATGGCAGACAAGCTCGGCATCAGCCAGCAAGCCATCAGCAAGCACCTTGTCAAGCTGACCAAGGCAGGCTACCTAGAGATCCTCAAGAAGCCCATGCCCGGCGCAAGGCACACAACGTGGCGTGTCATCTTCGACCCAACCATCAGCGCCGAGGACGCAGTCAGCATCACCAGCGCCATCGAAGACACAAGGCCACCCTACATGAAGGAGCAGCAAGCAATGGAAGCAGACAAACCAGATCCAGAGGGCCAACGCAGAGTCGCCCAAGCAATCAGCAAAGTACTCAAGCAACCAATCAAGAGGTATAAAACCATGCCCAAATCAAACGAAACAGTCACAGTCAGGAACATGAAAGAAGCCATCCAAAAGGCACAAACCAAGGGATCGCAGGCACAACCCCCAGAGGTTGTACAACAAGACAGCAAACAAGCACAACCAGCGCCTGTGGATAACTCTGTCCAGATACAACCTGAAGGCTTTTATGGCACAACCTCTGAGGGTTGTATAAAACAAAGGAACAAGACAACATGTGAAGAAGTTAACTTAAAAGAAGAAGACAACATGTCTGTTCTGCACAACCAAGATGTTCAGCAACTTTTCAGAGACGGCATGTCTGCACAGCAGATCAGGGACGCGCTCGACACCCTGCTGCCGCTGTACCAAGCCGAGGGCATCAAGCCCAGCAGCCGTGTCCTCACGGCAGGGATCCGGCAGTTGCAGGCAGATGCCCGATGACTGGATGCCCCGCCAAGCCACTGGCTGGTGCCATGCAGCCACGACAGCATGCAGGTCTAGGCGCAGGTAGCCTGTCAGCTGGCCAGCGCCTTGTAGGCCTTGTAATCCCATGGGTACAACCAGCATACCAGCGTATGCATTTTGTACAGGCTCAGCACATCAAGGGGTGTCTGGCTGCTGGCGGCAGGCAGGCATGCGTGTTTGCTGGTGGCCAGCGGCAGGCAGGGCGTGGCCAGCCGTGTGCGCAAATCGATACCCTTGCCCCCCTGCCCCTTCGTACTGCGTGTGGGGGTCATCCCGAAATTTTCCCCAGTTTTTCAACGACAATGATGTAAAGGACTTTTATGACAAACGACAACGAGATCAAGCCTAGTGAGGGCAAGGCGTGGAAGAACGCTGAGAAGACTGAGGCGTGGCATGGTGACTACAAGGGCACGTTTGTGATGCCTGACGGGACGAAGCACTTCCTTGATGTTTACGTCAATAAGAAGCCTGACGGCGCGGTTTGGTTCAAGCTCAAGGTTGGCAAGGCCAAGATAAGCAACTCTGGTGCTGGGTCTGCTGCGCCTGTGTTTGCTGCTGCTCCCCAGCCGCAGCCAAAGGCTGTGGTGCCGGACACTGATGACGATATACCGTTCTGATGGCAAGGACTAGGACTAAGTCAAGCGTGATCCCTCCCCTGACCAACTGGGGCGGGGTGAGGTCTGTGCAGCGCAGGCTGGATCGCAGCACGACGCTGGTGGCCAACAAAGAGGCTGTGGCTTATGCGTTGCTGTCCATGGCTAACACCAAGCTGACAGACATCATGTCTTGGGATGAGGCTGGCAATGTGACTGTCAAGCGGTCTAGCGATATACCAGAGCACGCGCTGCATGCGATCAAGAGCATCAAGGTCAACAGCAAGAAGGACTCTGACGGCAATGTGTACTCCACGCTGGACATTGAGCTGTATGACAAGGTGGGTGTCTTGCGCTTGCTGGCCAAGGCGAGTGGACTGCTTGACAACCCAGACGACGGCAGCGAGAAGCCGTCTGTGATTGACATCAATGTTGTGGCACCAAGGGGAGAAGCATGACACAAGATGAAATCATTGAGATGTATATGCAAGTCTCAAAAGAATTATGCAATGACACCGAATGGTGTTGGGCAGGTGTTGGTGAACCTTTACAGATGTTTGCCAACCTTGTAGCCGCCAAAGCAACAGCCGTTGAAAGGGAAGCCTGCGCAAAGTTGGCAGAAGAATACGGAACTTGGGGTGGTTCAGGTTTCTATGACTGGTTCAAGAAATTAGGGGCAGAAATCAGAGCCAGAGGTGAAGCATGACACAAGAAGCATTGAAACTGGCGCTTGATGCGTTGGAAAACCACACTGCCATTAAGCACCCACAACAGATTCACTACCGAGACAAAGCTATCACCGCCATCAAAGAAGCCTTGGCACAGCCAGAGCAGTTTTGCGATACAAATTGTGTGTGGACTGATCATCATCCTGATTGCAGATTGACACAGACGCAAGAGCCTGTGGCGTGGAAACTTCCTGACAAGAATGTGGTGTTTTGGGAGGACACAAAAGAGGTGGACGAATATCACGGATTCAAACCAACTATTCCTCTCTACACCTCCCCACCACAGCGCACATGGGTTGGGTTGACACAGAATGAGGTTAAGACTTGTTGGTTGGGATACAAAGCCAGAGGCTATCCTCCAGAGCGAGTGATGATTTTTTATAAATTTGCAGAGCAAATGTTGAAGGATAAGAACACATGAGCCGTACCAAAGAGATGAGCGACAAGACCGTGCCGATGGCCGGTCTGAACCTAGACTTCAGCGAGTCGCCAGTGATCTACGACTTCATCCAGTCCAAGAACTTTGTGCAGGGGATCATGGGGCCGGTGGGCTCTGGCAAGAGCTACGGGTGTGCAGCCAAGATCTTCATCAAAGCTGTTCAGCAAAAGGCCAGTCCTATTGACAACGTCAGGTATTCGCGCTGGGCGATTGTCAGGAACAGCTACCCCATGCTGAAGACAACGACCATCAAAACATGGCTTGACCTGTTCCCAGAAGGCACGTTTGGGCCGATGTTGTGGACACCGCCCATCACACACCACATCCGCTTGCCTGCCCGTGAGGGCGCAGCTGGCATTGACTGCGAAGTGATATTCCTTGCCCTTGATCAACCCAAAGATGTGCGCAAGTTGTTGTCTTTGGAGCTCACAGGCGCTTGGGTCAACGAGGCGCGTGAGCTGCCCAAGGCCGTCATTGATGGCTTGACCCACCGGGTTGGCCGTTATCCTACCAAGCGCGATGGCGGGGCTACTTGGCACGGCATCTGGATGGATACCAACCCCATGGATGATGACCATTGGTGGCACAGGATGGCTGAAAAGGAGAAGATGACTGGTGCCTATGCGTGGAAGTTCTTCAAGCAGCCCGGCGGCGTGGTGCCCGTGGACGTTGAGAACCTGCCTGAGATGCCAGAGGCCAACGATCACATCTTTGCGTCTGGCAAGTGGTGGAAGGTCAACCCCAAGGCCGAGAATATCCACAACCTGCCGCCCGGCTACTACCAGCAAATGTTGCTTGGCAAAAATTTGGACTGGATTCGCTGCTATGCCGGGGGCGAATACACCTATGTGCAAGAAGGCAGGCCCGTTTGGCCAGAGTATGAGGACTCAACCATGTCGGGTGAGACTGAAATTGAGCCCAATGTGCCCATACAGGTGGGGCTTGACTTTGGATTGACCCCAGCGGCCACCATTGGACAGCGTTTGCCCAACGGCAGGTGGCTGATCCACCAAGAAATCGTGACCTTTGACATGGGACTGGAGCGCTTTGGCCACCAGCTGCTGGCTGAACTGAACCAGCGTTACCCAAATCACCAAGTTCTGGTCTGGGGCGACCCGGCAGGCATGGCCAGAGAAACCATTTATGAGACAACCGCCTTTGACCACTTGAAAACCTTGGGGCTGCGAGCTCAGCCTACGGCCAGCAACGACTTCAAGGTGCGCCGCGAGGCCTCTGCCGCGCCCATGCAGCGACTTATTGCTGGCAAGCCGGGGCTCATTGTCAACCGCGAGTGCAAGCTGCTGCGCAAAGCGCTTGCAGGTGGTTATCACTTCAAGCGAATAGCGGTCGGCGCTGGCCAAGAGCGCTTTCGGGACGCGCCAAACAAGAACGAGCACTCACACATTGGTGACTCCTTTGGCTACCTGATGCTTGGTGGCGGCGAATACAACCGAATGACCCGCACCCACCAGTTGGGTGGCCGACCCATGGGCCAGTCCAGCGCCAGCACCGACTTCGATGTGTTTGCATGAGCTATATATCGCCACGATATACAGTAATTGCCCCTTGTACAAACATCATTAGAATCGTTTGCATATGATCGAAGTTGATTTGGGTGTGGTGCATCATTTTTCTGCTGGCTTGTATGCAAAGCAGATGCTGTTGCCAGCAAAGCATTTTGCGGTCAGCCATGCGCATGCCTACGATCATCTGAGTATCTTGGCCAAGGGCGATGTGACGGTGGAGGTTGAAGGAGTGAGGACAGAATACAAGGCACCTGCCTGTATCAACATTCTTGCTGGCCAGCATCACACCATCACGGCCCATGAAGACAGTGTTTGGTTCTGTATCCACGCAACACAAGAGACAGATGCAGACAAGATTGATGAAGTTCTGATTGGAGGTTAACTATGCCGTTTTATATTGCTGGCGCTATTCTTTTGAGTTCTGCCTATACCGCCAGCGAGGCGCGTAAATCACGCCAACAAGCTGAATCAGACCAGCGCACCATGCTGGCGCAGCAGGCTTCCGACCAAGCAGCCATGCGACTTGAGCTGGGCAAGCAAACCGCTGAGTATGCCAAGCAAGGCGCGTCCCTTGAGCAGCAAGCCAACATCGCTCGCGAACAGTTTGCGACATCTCAGCAAAACTACCAGACCAACAAGCTGGAGATGGAGAACAAAGCCAAGGAAGTGCAGGCCGCTGCAGACGAAGAGCGCCGTAAAGCTGCAGCTGCAGAAGCATCTGCGCTCAGAGCTCGCACCCGTGGTGGTCGCAGATCTTTGCTCTCAGGCGAGCGCATGGATGCAGAGCTTGGCATGGGCATGGATCTAGGCAGCGCAGGCATGAGGATCCAGTAATGGCCACACTGCCCCAATTCAAACAACGCCAGATCGCCCGGCGCAAAACATCCGACATTGACCGGCTGGCCAAGCAGTACAAAGCCAACATTGATGCGCTGACCGGCGAGTACCAAACAGCATTCACCGGCTACCAAGCTGGCGTGGCCGAGAAGATGAAGCCGTTTGAAGCTCAGATGGCTACATACAAAGAGTCGCTGCTGCCTGCTTACGAAACTCAAAAGACTGCCTACCAAAAGAAGCTGGACGAATACACCGCCACGCTGGCTGAGCTTGAAAAGAATCCTGTCACTGAACGCACTGGCATCAAAGAAACCAAGAAGCCAAGGTATGGTCTGTTCGGCCTTGCTGGCTATGAAACCAAGCGCGAGCCCTACACCTACTACGAGCCAAAGCCTATACCGACGTTCACCGAAAAAGCGCCCACGCTGCCAACCGCGCCGGTTGCGCCAGAGATAGAGAAGTTTGACGAAGGTGAGTTCGGCACAAAGCGCACCGCAGCCGAGAGCACATTCAAACGAGAGGTGGGCGAGCGCCGCGCCGCAAGGCTTGGTGCCGTTTCCCGCAAGATGACCCGACCAATGTTAAAAGGAGCTGAATGATGCCCGGACACTATGACGATAAATCAAGCAAGATGAAAGACAAAGTCGCCAAGACCATGCGCGAATACAAGGCTGGTCAGCTGAAAAGCTCAAGTGGCGACAAGGTCACAAACCCAAAGCAAGCCGTGGCCATTGCCATGTCTAAAGCTGGCAAGGAAAAGAAGTGAAAGAGGTCTGGGACAAGCCTCGGCCCAAAGATCTTGGTAAGCCAAAGGAAATGTCATCAGCCGAGAAGCGCAACGCCATGCGGCGTGCCGCAAAAGCTGGCAGACCATACCCCAACTTGGTTGACAACATGGCTGCGGCGCGAGAAAAGAAGTGAGCAAATACAAGGATCCAGAGGGTGGCCTGACCGAAGCCGGTCGGCGCAAGTTTGAGCGCTCTGGTGAAAGCGAAAACCTACAGCCGGGTGTCAAAGACAAGAGCCCAGTAGGCCAAGCGCTGCGTCGCAAGGGATCATTCCTGACCCGTTTCTACACCAACCCAAGTGGCCCACTGGTGGATGACAAGGGCAAGCCAACCCGGCTGGCGCTGGCAGCCAATGCGTGGGGCGAGCCGGTGCCGCGCACAGCTGGCGCAGCTGCAAGGCTGGCAGCCAAAGGCCGCAACATGTTGGAAAAGTACGAATTGCAAAAGGATTGATGATGGAATACGACAAGAATACACCCGGCGGTATGCGCCTGACACCAGAGCAGATCTTGAAACGGCAAACCGCCGCCCAAGCCAAGAAGGATGAATTCCAGCAACTCTACCAAGATGCCTACGAATTTGCCTTGCCCCAGCGCCAGCTATATGGCGTGTGGGAAGGCGGCGCGACTGGATCTAAGAAGATGCAGCGCGTCTTTGACTCGACCGCCATCAACTCTACCCAGCGCTTTGCCAACCGGCTGCAGTCTGTAGTCTTCCCGCCCCAGCGCAAGTGGGCCAAGCTAGAGGCTGGCTCGGACATTCCACCTGATCGCCGTCAGCAAGCCCAAGCCGTGCTTGAGGTCTACCAAGAAAAGATGTTCACCATGCTGAACCAGTCCAACTTTGACATCGCCATGGGCGAGTTTTTGCTGGATCTGGCGGTAGGCACCGCCTGCATGATGGTGCAGCCCGGCGACGATGTGCAGCCGCTCAACTTCATCCCCGTGCCCCTGTTCTTGGTGAGCTATGAAGAGGGTGCCAACGGCCAAGTGGACAATGTCTACCGCCGCATGCGTATGAAGGGTGAGTCCATCCAGCGCCAGTGGCCAGATGCCGAGATATCAGACGATCTAAAGCGCCGCATAGAGAACAAGCCGACTGATGACATTGAGTTGCTTGAGGCCACGATCTATGACCACAAGCGTGGCGACTACTGTTACCACGTTATCGACAAGGTATCTAAGACTGAGATTGTCTACCGCCGTCGCAAGATGAGTCCGTGGGTGATCAGCCGGTACATGAAGGTGGCTGGCGAGATCTATGGCCGTGGCCCATTGATGACTGCCCTGCCCGACATCAAGACGCTGAACAAGGTCAAAGAGCTGCTGCTCAAGAACGCATCGCTG